AGTGTCATAGACTTTTTCTTTAGGTTTATATGTGCTCTATTGATGATTGGTGTTGGGCTTATTTTGATGTTATATTAAATAGGAAAAAAGTGCAATACATTAATTGTAACCCTGCTCCCTCTCTGAATAAGAGAGTGATCGTGACTACCAAAGAAGATAATCGTGGATTGATGCCTGGCATTTATCGCGAAACTGTCTTCGATGGAGAATTAATGACTAATCCAAGTTGGGTGGCAGAAGATAATATTACATTATCAGTACAGGACAAGTCCAATCCAAAGTTCAAATTTAGAGTAATTAAAAAATCAGAGATCGTCTCTATCCAAGAAGAAAATGGAAATTCACTTGATCTTCCCAAGATAAAGAGCTATAATAGGCTCTACAATATCATTGGCTCTTCGGGAAAGGAATATAAGGTTTTGAATCATAATTCAAACTGGTCCTGTAATTGTACTGGATTTACATTTCGTAAAACATGTAAACATATAATCGAGGCAAAGAAATAATGATCATTGGGCTTGTTGGTAGAATCAACTCAGGCAAGGGTACAGTTGCTGATACTATGGTTAAGGTGGGTAGATTTGTTAAGATATCGTTTGCGGATCCTGTCAAGGATTGCGCATCGACGGCATTTGGATGGGAGAGAAATCTTCTCGAGGGAGATACTGATGAGTCTCGGACTTTTCGAGAAACTCCTTGTCCTGTCTGGTCGAGGAGAATTGGTAGAGACTTTACTCCAAGAGAAGCTCTTCAAAAGATAGGAACAGAATGCTTCCGTGATAATTTTCATAATGAGATCTGGATTCATAATTTGATGGATAAGATTTCAAAAGATAAAGTATCCGCAAATTATGTCATTCCCGATGTTCGATTTGTAAATGAGGTACAAGCCATTCGAGAAAATGATGGCATAATTATATTTGTTCGCACTCCATGTATTGAACCTTGGTTGACCGATCTCTTAAGAGACAAATTCAATACTCCTGGGGATATTCATCGATCTGAGTGGGATTGGGCTACAAATACCTCTTATCCATATGATATAGAATTCCTAAACAATAAGAAAGATGGAATTGACGTTCTCCAAGAACAGGTAAAAAACTTGATCTCGCGCATAGAATACATAGAAACTATGTAAACTATATAATTTGCACAGAGGAGAAATATAATGAGAATTGAAAATGATTCAAAACTAGACTATTCAAATGTTCTACTGAGACCAAAGCGCAGTGCGTTGAGTTCTAGAAAAGAAGTTAATCTAACCAGATTTTTTATTTTTAAGAATGCACAGACTACTTGGTCTGGCATTCCTATTATGGCAGCAAATATGGATGGCGTTGGCACATTTGAGATGGCCGAAGCCTTGTACAAACATCAACTGTTTACTTGTCTTGTTAAGAGCTATTCAAAATACGAATGGCGCGATTGGATAACATCAATTGGTCACATGATCAATAGCTGCTGGGCTTATAGTATGGGTATAACTAATGAAGACCTAAGTAAGTTTGATGCAGTATATGATGGCATTGATAAAGGCATGATTAAGTTTGTTTGTATTGATGTTGCAAATGGATATACAGAAAGCTTTGTAAATTTCGTAAATAAATTTAGAAATCTTTATCCTGAGATAATTATTATTGCAGGAAATGTCGTCACTGCAGAAATGACAGAGGAGCTAATACTAAATGGAGCTGATATCGTTAAAGTAGGAGTTGGTCCTGGCAGTGTTTGTATTACTCGCACTCAAACTGGAGTGGGGTATCCACAACTTAGTGCGACCATTGAATGTGCCGATGCTGCTCATGGTCTTGGTGGTTTTATTATTGCCGATGGTGGTTGTGTTTGTCCCGGAGATGTCGCCAAAGCATTTGGAGGAGGTGCAGACTTTGTAATGCTCGGAGGTATGCTTGCAGGTCATGATGAAGGCGGTGGCGATAGGATTCATCGCTTTAAGAAAACTGGTTACTGTGATGATAGTGGTAAGCACATTATCCTAACTGAGACTTTTGTACAGTTTTATGGCATGAGTTCAGCTGCTGCAAATGATAAACACTTTGGAGGACTCAAGGAATATCGTTCTTCTGAAGGCAGAGAAGTATTGACTAAGTATCTTGGTCCAGTTTCTACAACTGTTCAAAACATATTAGGTGGGCTTCGAAGTGCATGTACCTATATTGGTGCATCGAGGTTGAAAGATATACCCAAGTGTACCACCTTTGTAAGATGTTCGGATACTCATAATAGAGTTTTTGAATGATTACTATATAAGTTAGAAGGAGAGTGTTAAGTGTATAAAATTTACGGAAAACAAGATTGTACTGCATGCATGGTCGCCAAAAAAATCTTGACCGATGCAAATGAAGATGTAGAATTCGTCGATGTTGCGATTCAACAGAACAAAGATACTCTATTATCCATCATTCCTGGAGTAAAGAGTGTTCCTCAAATTTTCTTAGATAATTATTATATTGGAGGACTTCCTGAATTAAATGAAAGATTGAAAAGTGTAAATGAAACAAGAGCTGGTGCTGAAATTAAGGTTCAATTAAATGGGTGATGACATGACTGTGAGTATTGATACATTGAAGAAAGAATTATCTGAGGGTGCATTGTTTGTTACCTTCAAGAAGAAGGATGGAACAATTCGAGAGATGGTTGGGACGACAAACATCAATATAATTCCAGGAGAGTTTCATCCCAAGAGCACCACAGATGTAAAGGCAGAAAAGCCTAAAGATTTGGTCACCATTTTCGATCTAACTAAAAATGCATGGCGATCATTTAATTTTCCAGGGCTTATTTCATTCAAGACTTGGGATTGGGAAAAACAACATGGCAACTAAAATCAATATCATATCAGGAAACAAGTATTCAGATGTCAGCTTAAATCGTACAGGGATTGAGTTGAATGAGCTGAGCATGAAGGCCCAGGGTGGAACAGAGCTAATGCAAGGTTGGCTCTATGAGCGTCTCCCCGAAGAGCTCAAAGACGTCTTTCAGATTATTTGCTCGAGAGTTCGTGTCCTTGATGAGAAGAGACCGAAACTTCTCTGGCTCCATGATCTGGCGGGTGATCCAGAGGTACAGTTTCTAAAAGATAGTAATAATCGAGAAATGTTTAAGAAGCTAATCTATGTCTCGAACTGGCAATGTCAGCAATATGCAAATAGACTCGGAGTTCCTTACTCTGATGGCGTGATCCTTCGGAATGCCATTGATCCTATTCCAGAACACAAAAAGCCCACTGATAGGATTAAGCTGATCTATCATACCACACCTCATCGTGGTCTGAGCATTTTGATCCCAGTATTCGAGAAATTGGCAGAGATACATCCTGAAATCGAACTCGATGTATACTCTTCTTTCAAGATCTATGGATGGGAAGAAAGAGATAAGCAATTTCTCGAGTTATTTGATCGTTGCAGAAGTCATCCTAGAATAAACTACTATGGATCAGTCTCCAATTCAGAGATCCGGAAGGCACTAACTCAGGCTCACATATTTGCATATCCTTCGATTTGGGAAGAGACTTCTTGTATTTCTGCAATCGAGGCAATGTCGGCTGGATGTATTACTGTTTGCCCGAATCTTGGAGCACTTCCTGAAACCTGCTCGAGCTTTGCATTCATGTATCAGTTCCATGAAGATGCTAATCAACATGCCAATATCTTCATTAATGCATTGAACTCTGCAATCATTTCTCTCAAGAAAAATAAAGAGAATATGCAAGTTCAGCTGAATTTCCAGAAACAATATTTTGATGTCTTTTATGGTTGGGAAACTCGCATCGAGGAATGGAAGTCATTAATGAATTCTATTCTGGGTAAGTAGAAATCACCACTTATAGAATATTAAGATGCAAGGAAAAATAATACTCCTCGATGAGATTTATGAAATTAAAAATCGTAAAGATACCGAATTGAAATTCTATCGCAAAGAGCTAGAGTTATTGATAGGTAAAATGAATAGAGTTCAGTCTGAAATAAATCTCACCAATAAAATAATAAAGATCATCGAGGAAGAGTCTGTCATAGACATAAGAAATCACATTAAAGTGAAATCTCCGAACAACAAGTAACTAACCCATTGATATCATTAGAAAAGATAATTTCCTTCTAGATCAATGACTTAGCCTAACCCATTGAAATGTAACAAAAGAATTCACTTTACTCTATTCGGTTTCTATGCTAGAATGATCTGTAAGCTGAAGATACAGCTATAATGTCTACAAGGAATTATAATGAAACTTACTGAAATCGATCGACGCATTGGGGGAAATGAACCAAAGCTTATTGGGACTGTCCCAGACTATAAGAAGGCTCAGGCATATTCATGGTATAACAATTATAAAGATTCGAAAGATCTCAAGAGTTACTTCATTAAGTATTATGAGAATACCAAGGGAAAGTCTAAGAAGGTAGACAAGAAGCTTGAAGTATTGAAATTATCCAAAGATACAGAATTCCAAACAATCGGTGCTCTGGGTCGAATGATTACAAATGGATTGATCCCTTCCGATGATTCTATTCAATTCATTCAAAAGACTGTTGACAGGATCGTTGAAAAGTATTCTTCTGTAATGGAAGATAAAAAAGAGGACGTGACTCTCAATCGTCCATCAGTTCAGGAAAATATCCGAGAGAAAACCAGAGACACAATAGGTGATCTCGAGTGCGCCATCGACGAATTTGTCACTGGCAAATTCTCCTCTCGATTTACAATGAACAAATTTATTACTTCAAATAATGTTAAGAAACCATACCTCAAGGAAATTGTAGCATATTACAATAAGCTGAAGGATGAGCTCGAACAGGCTATCCTAAAGAAGGACGAGCAGCTTAATGAGGCATATGCCTGGATTGGTAAGAGGGATATGAAGAAGTATCTTGACTTTGTAAATGACATCATTCGCGAGAGTGCATTTAAGTTGACTGAGGTCGACACGACCAAGAAGTTCCGTAAGAAGAAACCCAAGACTCCTGAGAAGCTTGTCTCTCGTCTGAAGTTCCTTTCTGAGTTTGTAGATCTGAAATTGAATAGTATCGATCCAACTAAGATAATTGGGTCGAGTCTACTGGTATGCTACAATACCAAGAACAGGAAAATCTCAGTCTATAATTCTGATTCTGCCCATGGCCTATCGGTAAAGGGTTCGGCAATCATAAATTATGACAAGACAAATTCAATGACATTTACTCTTCGAAAGCCAGAGGCAATGCTTCCTAAGTTCAGTATCCCAAAGACTCGAGTTATTTCCAACGCCTGTAAAGAAATCAGAGGAAAGAAGTCGACTCCAAATGGCCGAATAAATAAATACACAATATTACTCTGTTCTGGAAAGTGATAATTATGAAGACCAAGTCAGTCTATGAAATTCTTAAAGAAGTCGATTCCCTTCCATCCGAGAAAGAAAGAGAGGAGTGTCTGAGAAAACATACAACGAGCAATCTCAAGACAATCTTAGACTATGCATTTAATAGCAAACTTATCTTTGATTTGCCAGAAGGCAAACCACCCTATACTCCTCTTCGTCTCGGATCAGACTCTGAGGGTAGGTTCCAAGCAGAAGCAAAGAAGCTTCATATCTTTCTAAAGAATAGCAGTTCCAAACTAGCTCGATTTCGACGAGAACATATCTTCATTCAGATACTGGAATCTATCGATCCTATGGACGCTGAGTTGCTATGTGATATCAAGGATAAAAAGATGCCATTTAAGAACGTGACTAAGGAGCTCGTAATGAAAGTATATCCAACACTAATCAAGGAGGGTTAATTCTAAAATGTCTAGATCCTATCGCCATGACAATGAAGAACATGGCTACGACTATAATTCATCTACAAAATTTCGTAAAGTGAAGCAGAGTAAAATCTATGAGAAAGAACTTCGAGTAGATGCCAGTAAGCACAAGGAAGTTGACTTAGATGGAAGCGACCCCAGAGAAAAAGATTGGAAGTGATGCGGCTTTCATTATTGGTAATGGAACGTCGAGGAAGAGCCTTGATCTAAACTCTCTAGTTGGTCATGGAACGATATATGGATGCAATGCCATCTATAAGGAATTCATGGTCGACAAACTAGTCGCTATCGACCAGGGAATGATTCAAGAGATTCTCTCATCATCCTTTCCGAAGGAAAGAGTTATTATTCCTCTCCAAGAAGAACAGTATGAACCTGAAGAATGTAATAAGTATCGCCCACGATCAAATGCTGGAATGAATGCAATGATCGAAGCTATTCGAAATGGAGCAAAGATTCTATATTGCATTGGGTTTGACTTCATCTGGAAAGATGACTTACAATCAGTATCAAATATTTTCGAGGGACAAGCCAACTATGGTCTCGACACAAAGTCCAATCCATCAGACAATATCGGTCGGATCAGATACCTGACCTGGTTTTGTCTAAAGAACAAAGATGTAAGGTTCTACATGATCTATCCCGACGAGTACTTCGATCTCTTTCAGTTTCACGACATCAAAGCCAAGAATATTTCTGGAATGACATTTAGTCGACTCGCATCTCAAGCTTTATTAACGTAACTTCTTATTAAAGGATAAAAATTATGGCTTCAATCTCAGTGAAAGGAGCTTCGAAGACAAGAGGATTGTTGAAGGATATTAAAGATATTTCTAACTTCTGCTTACATAGATTGATGCAAGACAGACTTGCTAGTAAAATATCAGTCGATTTCGTAATTTCCAAAGAGATATGTGATTCTGAAGAATTCATGGGTGGCGAGGGTACTCTTGGTGATTGTGAATGGATGGACGATGCATATTCTCCCAAGGAGTTTACAATCCGCATTGCAACATATGCTCTTAAGAGTGGTAAGAAAAAACCAATAAAACTCAAGAAAAGAGAAATTCTCGAAACTGTCTGCCACGAACTGGTCCATGTCAAGCAACATGCTAAGAAAGAGCATTATTTTCATCAGAGAAAAGATATAGTTAAGTTCAAAGGAAAACTCTATGACACCAACAAGATGGAGTATTGGGATTTTCCTTGGGAGATTGAAGCATATGGTCGCGAGCGAGGCTTATATGAGATGTGGCTCGAGAGTAAGAAATCCAAGAAATAAGAAATTCAGTAAAAGGTGAATCATGACCCCATCCCTCCGCTTTCAACTGTACTTTAGAGTCGCTCTAATCCTGGTCCTTCTGGCATACTTCGCCTCTGTCGCAATGATCCACGACTAGAGAGAGGCTTCTCGGCTCTGCCTGGACTCAAATACCCCAAATCCAGGATGCTTGCTCTCGGGCTTCTAATAGGCTCTCTAAGTCATTGATATATAACAAAACTATTTTATTCAATGATATCAATGACTTACTGGTCATTAGAGCTAAGTCATTGATATCTAACAAAAGAATTCTCTTTACTTCCTTCGGTTTCTATGCTACAATGATCTATAAGCTGAAGTGAAGGAAATGAAAATGACTAACAAAGAATTGATAAAGCAAATTCGATCTCTCCGTGGTAATCTATTCGTACCAGTTAATTCCAAGCACGACACATACTTTGTTAAGGTCGTTAAGAATGACCTGATCTCTACCCTGGATCCGAATGGCGAAGCTGTCTTCTCCATAGACACCCA